TTAATTTCAGATTGGCTTGATGTCCATATAGCACCGGCCTCATTGCCTTCATCGTCAGACATCGCAATTATCCAATGACCATCGGTAAACTCAATGACGATGCCATTTTTGTTCCATGCAATATCCTCTGTCTCTCTGTCATCTAAGTATCTAACACGTCTTATTGTTTTACCTACAAGAAAATTACTTGCAAGGTTGCCCCAATACTCTCGTAGTTCAGCTTTGTTATGATCCATCAGTTCTTGTTGTTCCATTTTGTTTCTCCTTTAGTTTAAATCGTTCTGATCCTTTGTTTATCATACGTGCGTATGCACTTGCATCTTCCAACGCGCTATCCTCGAACAGTGATTGTTCTTGTATCACATCGTCTAATGTTCTATCCATATCAATCTTCACAGACACCACCGATACATGCACGACTGATGATCTCTTCCTCTAGATCGTTGTATGCGTCAGCTTGCACGAGGTGATCTGCATGTTTCTTTTGCCGGTCGAATAGACTGTGTTCCGTTTCTAGTACCGACGCCTTGACAACTAGACCCTTCTCTCGTGCGGTCTCAGACAATATGGTGGCCACATGGTCACTTGGTTCTACACCCCATGTCTCTACTTGGTTTAAATATGCATCGTCCATGTTTACTTCTATGACTACGCTAAACTTGGTCATGACTTCCTCCTTTAAATTCATCGTTTAACATCCATCCAAACCCTACACCTATACTAAATAATAAAAATAAAAACATACTTCCTCCTAATGAATTACTTCGTTGTCTTCGTCACGCTTCTTCATCTCTTGCTCGTCTATCCAAGCGATTGCCTCTTGCTTACATTGTTCTATCTCTTCTTCACTTAGTTTGTCCGCGATGACTTGGGCTATCTCCATAACCTCTTGTAGCTTGTAGTCGGGCGCGGTGATACCTAGAATCAAAGCATGAGTCAATGCTTCCTTGTTGTTCTTAATGATAGGCATGTCATTCACCTATCTCAACAAAGTAATTAGTAATAAAAAGATACTAATACCCCAACCTATTACTTCACTAACAACCAATCGTCTGTATCTAGATTTTGGTATCGTCACATACTCACTCATATATATTTCCCTTTCATAATTTCTATAGCTTGTTGAATTGGGCGTTCTAAATATCGCCTTTGTTTTCATGTTTGCCTCCATTAATTAAGTTAATGATCTCTGCCTTGGCTTGTGCCTTGCCATCGCTCAAACCATGTTCATACGCACTATCCACATAAAATCTAATCTCGTTAAACTCTTTATCAAACCTTACTGCCATTGATGCTTGTATGTCGTCCATCATTTTAGTTATCGCTTCCATCTTTCTTCCCTTCCTCAAAGTTTTTTAATGATTGCATATACTGATTTGTTGCAAAGTTAATACCTCTTATTACACCGAGTCGCATAGCATCGTAGAACATCTTTGCATCTTTTTCAGACCTTGTTCTTTTATGCACATCGACATACTCATAATACTCGGCCACTGCTACTTCGATAATGTCTTCTTCAAACTTGCGTTTCTTTTCTTCGTTCTTCTGATGTTGTGTCATCATGCCTCCCAATATTTTGAGTTCACTTCGGTAAACATCTCTGCAATGGTTTCATCATCAAAGACTTCGTTATTAAACTTAGACTTTGGATATCTACTTCTTAAATACTCGTCCACAAACTCTCTCATCTCGTTATTACTTGGCACTCTCATATCGATACTCATTTAAAAATCCTCCTTACTCCGTCAAAGATACCTAATAAATCATTAGGCTTTAAATCGTTCTTGTTAAATGAAAATGGTGTCTTCCTGCCATTACCATGCACTACATACCCTGTCACTACTACTTGCTCTACTATGATTTGTTTCTCTTTCTTATCTGTCATATTGTTTTTCTCTTTCTTCTAATACTTTTTTAACTTCTTTTATAGCGTCTATAATTCCTAATAATTTTCCATCTTCTGTTTTTAAATTCCCGATAGCCATCAGCACATCTTCCAACGAGTCATTGTTCCCTGTGCCTTGTTGCTTTACTTTAGTAGTCATAGCTCTTATGTTCCTCTTCTCTTTCTTTGTTTAATAAGTATTGCTCTGTGTCTGTCATTGGTGGGTCGTATACTTTACCTGAACCCCTTACCATTTGTCTATCTATTTCATCTAGTTCTTTTTCTTCTTCCTTACTTCTCATGCGTCTTTGCATTCTTGCATTCCATTCATCATTGTCTTTCTTCCATTCATCATAGTGATACTCTTTGAGCCACTCGTCAAAGTAAGTGCCGTCTTCTAAATAGCGTAGTAATGAATCGCCGTTATAAATATGAAAGTCACTATTGGAATACATATACTCTATAAACTCTTCTTCATACTTGTCTTGTAGGTCTAGTTCTTTACTCATACTACTGCCTCCTCTTCTGATACCCAACCACTCTCAATTAACTCTGCTCTTGACATTGACAAGTAATAATCTCTCATACCTTTCAATGCCCACTTGGCGAGTTCCCCTCTATTCATGTCATACACTTCTTGCTCTATACCAAAAAGCAATTCATCTAGTTCGTATTGGTTCAGTTCGTTGTCTTTGTTATTCATGCTACCTCCTCTATCTTTTCTAGTTCTTCATATCCTGTTGGATCATCGCCATAAGCCCTATCTAATATCTCACCGAATGAACACTTCTCATAAAATTCCTCGTCTGTCATATCAGCTACGGCTTGTTCTGACTCTGCTTCGATATAAAATTGTTGTGTAATAAAGTCTGTCACTTCTATATGTTTAACTACTCTAAACTTTTTCATTCCTCGTCCTCCTCATATAAAGTTCTTAAAATAAACTTTGCCCATGCCTCTGCTCGTTCCCCATCAATCAAGGATACAATGTCTATCCCCATATCATCGGCAACCTCGTTAGCCTCTTGTAAGTTTTTGCACTTACCCATGCAATACATATCGCCCTCGTTACTTATCCCATACCATTTACTCATCTTCTTTTACCTCCACTATTCTTGTGACCTCAAAGCCTCGTCCATCTACTATGTCTTCGTTGTCTGCTGTCTCATAAAAGATTTCATAGGCTTGTTCTTCTGTTTCTGCCTCCACTACTTTTGTATAGAAAACTTCTTCTACTGCTTCAACTCTAAACTTTTTCATACTACCTCCTTAAAAAATGCGTTGTTCTCTATTGCCTTAACAATCATTGGCTCGTTCTCTACAAGTTCTTCTGTGCTACCATATTCAACTTCGCTATCATCTATCTCATGGGTTATATACCATGCATCATCTTCTTTATAATACTGAATCCTTTTTGTTGACCTAAACCCACCATTTAAACGCATGACAAACTCGTTGTATGGGTCTTCATTACAATGTTGCTTTAGTTCTTCTATGTTGTTAATCGCTATCATTTTGTTCCTCGTTTCTGTCAATGTAAACATCGTCATATCCGTCTTCTAGGTATTCATCTCGTAATGCTAGGGCTTGGGCATAGGTTAATTGGCTATGTTCTTCACAACCTCCAACCCATACAACAAAGTTCTTCGTGTCTTGCCACTTGTATATCTCTCGTGTGATTCGGTCTATCTCACCAAAAAAGTCTAGTGTATTGCTCATAATATTTCCTCCTTAAAAGATACATCACAGGTTAGTTTCCAATTATCAAAATACCCTTTCCTTTCTATACCAAACTCCATTAGCTTATCCTCAAACATCTTTAGTATTTCCTCATACATATCCTCACTCATGTCCGATAGGTCTGCTTGTAGTCCGTTTGTCTCTACGAATACTTCTGTTTTTGCTTGTATTGCTTCGTCTTCTATGTTGATAGTCATACTATTCCCCTAATTTTCGTTGATAGAATTTAACTATGTGATACCCTGTAATGCTCTGATATCCGAGTGTTTCTAAAACTTCGTTTGGATTTGGGTGATAGTCTTCCTCTTCCATAAACTTTATAACTGCCTCGTCATACTCTATTTCCAAATCTTTATGGTCTCTGAAGTCTATGCTCTCGTTTACATCTGATGCTTCATAAGTGCAACTATCCCCTACAATTACATACAATAAGTCCTCGTCTTCTTTAGGGTTCATAGAAAAACTAGCGATATCTACCCAATTAAAGTCCTCATGTTGTTGTAGTGGAACGAGGGTATAGTCCCCTGTTATTTGAATATCTGCCCACTTCTGTTCACCGAATGCAAAGACTCGCTTTCCATCTTTTTCCCATATCTCACAATCCCATGACGACCACTTATAAGGTCTGATTATTGTTGTTTTCATACTGCCTCCATTTCGTCTTCGTCTAGTAATACATAGTCAGGTGTGTCCCATCGGTTTACTGCTATGATGTTTTCCCCTGTGGCTAATTTAAATGTGTTCATAAGTATCTGTGCCGAGGCCAAGTAAGTAATTGGGTTTATGACCTCGTCCACATTGTTTAGCGTAGCTAATATTTGTAAATCGCCATCGTCCCTCATGTATCCTATTGTTATTGGTTGGTTTGTTTTTAAGTTTTTCATACTGCCTCCGTTGGTAATTGTTTAACTTCTTCTGCCTCTGTATCATAAACTTCTCTCGTCTCGTAGTCGCCTTGGTCTTCAAATTCACCAATCTCATTGGACTCGTGGACTTGGTTTATAGCGTCTTGTTCTGTCTCTGCTTGAACATAAAACACTTCGCACTCGGTAAAGGTAATTTGTCTTGGTATGCTTACTTTAAATGTTTTCATATTGCCTCCTCGTTTATTTGTGTTGCTTTTTGGTATTCTTCGTTGTCTTCAATCTCTACTCCGACAACCTCCCTTAAATATGTTAATGCCCAATCCAATGCGTCCTGTTTTGTTTTCATATTGCCTCCTAGTAATTCGTTGGTAAGATTTTGTTAGCCAACTCTGCAATACCTAAATTGTCAAAGTGGTCATTTAATACTGCCAAGATTTTGTCTTGTGAGTCTTGGCTCAACTCGTCCATCTCAAAACTAACCATAGTTTCATGGTTGTTGATATGTGCTATTGCGTCTATCTTGCTATACATATTACCAAGTGCTACTAATTTAACTTTAATCATATAATCCCCTTTTTCTAGTGTGGTTATTGTTAATGGCCTTGTTTTGTGCCATGTAAAATACGATACGCTCGTTTTTAATTAATGTCAACTATTAGTTTACTATCTACAATTCAATAGGGTTTTGATGTTGGCACAGATATTGATTTGGTTGATTTTACATAACGCGTTTTCAGAGCTCTGGAATACTTGAGTAATTTACTCGGTTATTACTTGGTTGATTCGTTTCACTTTCCAGAGCTCTGGAATACTTGAGTCTTTTACTAGGTTATCCCTGCCAAAACTATGTTTGCCTTTTAAAACAACGACTTAACTATTTTTACTTGGTTTTGAGTCCCTCGTAAGTGCTTGATTATAAACATGTTCCCAATGTTCCACTTTGTTAAGTTTACGAATAGCTACAAGGAACATGGAAAAAGAGAAAGAGAAAAAAAGATAAGTCCTTGTTATATATATATAAATATTTTTATTATTATTATTATAGTGCTTATTTTTTGTGCAATGTTCCATGTTCTTGCCCTTTGACGATAGTGATAGGGGTTTTGTTTTTCACTGCGCAAAAGACCCTCGTCTTCACCAAGTCTTTCCAAGTTTTACCCTGTATGTCCTATGTTTTCAAAGTAGGAACATGGGAACAAACGAGTAAAATCAATCACTTGGCTAAAAAAAAGTGGAACACAGATTGGAACAAAGTAGGAACATATGGAACACGAGGTTTAAACCCCGTCCAACCGAGTCATGACTTGGCCAAACTAGGCGATTCGCCTTGAAACCTGTTCCCGCCCCCGCGGTGATCAGACCCCCCTAAAATAAATACTTGAGTAAAACAGTCAACTACTAAAAATGAAAAAGCCCTACTGAGCATAGGGCTTTGTTGTACGGGGTTTAACTTAGTGAGCGTGGTATGACACATTTGTGACAGTGTTATCCCAGCATGATCGGCATGAACCACATTTACCTTGTTGACTTGGTGCTACACATTTAAACCCGTTAAGTTCCTTGTTCTTATGTACAGTGCTAGTTAAGATATTAGCGAACCCTTTTAAACTACGTGGCAACTTAGCGGGTACATCGATCATCATGGCCGACATTCTGATTACTAAGTTAACGGGGATTGACTTGGTTTTTACGAAGGCCTTTACAATGTCATACTCGCGTGTTGGCAACCAAAAAAGTGTTTGAGGTAACTGTTGTGCAATCTGTGCTATTTTAGATAAATGTTCTACACTTTGAAGATCCCCCGCGTCATGCCAACGGAAAAATGGCTTATTACCTATTAGCTTAATCATGGCCTCAACCCATAACGGATGAGTGATTGACTCCAGCCTTTTATATTGTAATGGCTCGATCGTCTTAGCGAAACGATGATAATTACCTTTTAACGCGTAACATCCTTCGCATACTGAACCCTTGATCTTAACTAGCTTTGATCCGGTTATACATGCCTTGGCCGGTAATGAATAGCTATCACTTGGCATTTTTGTGGTTTTGGTACATGATCCGGCAATGTTGACCGCGTCTTGCTTAGTATAAAGTTTAATTGTTTGCATATAGCAACCCTTCATTAGTTAATGTTGATCTCATAAAATACACGATAAAACCTAGTTTGTCAAGTTAGCTTGAGGGAAATTCCCGCGATCCCGATTAGCCTTGAAACCTGTTCCCTGACCCAAAAAGAAAAGGCGCACTATAAGCGCGCCCTGAGTTTCTCGTCGTCGATGATCCGCCAGCCCTGATGTAACAATTCAATAAGCTCCCCCCGGTTGACTATGAGGAAGCCACCCGGAGCCTGGTGCATATTGAATTGATTAACCGCATACTTCTCGGCCTGCTCCATGTATTCATGTTGACCTAGTTCCCATACCTGATTGCTAGTGATTGCATAGAATAATCTCATATGCCCTCCCGGTTAAATTGTTCTGCTAATTCATGGCCTGATATTGACTTGATCCAGCCCCAGCCATGCCAGGTGTTTGGTCCAGCCCGGCCTTTCTCCAGGGTTACCATGTTCTCACCCCACGATATCTCGAACTGGATGTGGCCTTGATTCAGTCCACGCTTGATTGCCTGGATAACTTGCTTCTCACTTGGTTTACGGCCGTCAAAATATTGTTCATAGATCATCATCGTCTCCTTTATAAAATAAGTAAGTAACACTTCCTTCTGAGTCCTCAATTCTTAACCATTGGTTAGGGCATTGATCAAGCCACTCTAAAAATTCATCACTCATTTTGATGCCTCCTTGATAACGTTACGGTATTCATGCGGTCTATGTTTAGGGTTTACCAGGCGCCAGTCGTGACATGTAAAACTATTGGTTCGAGGTTCCCAGGCGTATACAAGTGTTACTCCTTGCGATTTAATTGCTTGTCCTTCTGATACATGGTTACTTGGATAAAAATAATCGGATTCTATTACTTTGTAATCTTTATTATTAAGTGTAATTCTTTTCATAGTAAACTCCAGGGAGGCTTACGCCTCCACTGCCTCCTCGTTAGTTGTAAAGTTTAAAATCTTCTGCGCCTGGGCTGATGCCTTGAGAATATTCTTAGGATCATCTTTTAACACCTTGAGCCATGATGCAATGTAACTTGAGTGTTGTAACTGGCCATCTAATTTTAAATGCGCGCATAACATGGCCGAACCTAATTCTGCAACCAGCTCCTCGAAAGCATAAGCCTCTGATCCAAATCTATTTTTAAAATCACGGTTTAATCGTGACTCATGGCCGGTCCAGTGTGATAACTCATGCAAGGCCGTTGCATAATAATCAGGCGTAGACTTAAATTGATCTAGTCCAGGTAACTGAATATAGTCCAGTGAAGGTACATAAAATGCACGGTTACCACCAAACTCGATCCTGGCACGTTGACTCTTAATGAATGCCTCGCATGATTCAACCGTGTTATTTTGAGTAGGTGCTTCGGCCACTGGTAACTCTAAACCGTCAACCTGATCTGCATTAAATACAGTATAGGTTTTAAGCATAGGTATCTTTTTAGCGTCGCCGGTTACCTTGTCAGTAACTTCGAGCGGACTGAAGTATATTACCTGGACGCCCTTCGAACCCTTGCGAACTTGCGCGCCTACTGATTGAGCTTGCTTATATGTAACCCAGTTGTGAGTAGATCCTGGCATCATTGATAGCTGTATGAAATTAATACCATTGTAATAACGTTTAGCTATTGGATTGTATGGTGCATCGATGCCGTGACTATTCCAGGGTTTAACCCAGGGAGCCACGCCTAATTCTAATTGCTTGATAATACTGTCTGTTATTGTTTGCGCTATGTTACTCATATTGATAACCCTTTTTAAAGTTGATAACGTGTACTGCAAAACCAGGATACCTAATTAATTATAATATGTCAACCTTTATTTTACTAATTAAGATAAATATCTACACGCCTGGACCGATATCGAGTGGCCTCCCAGGCTGGACCCTACCCGCCCCCCGGGGCCCCAAAAATTTTAAAAGGAATTATTTTTATTCTATACACTAAGCCGCGTATGAACGATGTAATAAAAAGTTGAAATACGCCCCATGCCAAATATAAAAGGCATAACAAAAAAATATTTAGCAAAAAAAGTTGGGAGTTTAGTTAGTAAAGTTTAGGACTAGGCAGCGAAGGAAGAACCACATCCGCACGTGCTGGTAGCCGCGGGATTTTTTATTTCAAAACCTGAAGTCATTAAAGAAGTGTTATAACTTATAACAGCCCCGGTTAGGTATTGCATGCTATGTGCATCTACAAGTAAAGACACTTCGTCTTGGTCTATTACAAAGTCATCTTCGTTTTGGGTATCATCAAAAGTAAAACCATATTGAAAACCAGAACAACCACCACCGGATACATAGATTCTTAGTTTAAGTCCTATGACATCTTCTATGGCCAACAAGTCTTTTATTTTTACTATTGCAGAGTTATCTAAGGTTATCTGGTTCAAATGGCTTTAGGATCGAAGTTGTATAACTCGGAGTAGACGTTTTTAATACGAAGAAATTTAGTACCGTGTTCATGAAAGTCCTTATCACCACGAACATAGAGAGCTAGATGAACCATTTCATGAAGTAACGTTTGAAAAATAGTTGTAAAGTGCCCACAAGCGTTAGAACTTATTTGAATTTCCATCTCGTGCTCATCAAAGCATCCGTATATATTAGGGTTCTTAATAACTTTAAACTTAACCTTACGTGACTTAGGCATAGGAAGAGTATTGAATGGTGCCATCTGGCATGCCATGTTGTATAGGATTTCTAAGTTCTTCTTAGTTAACGTGGTTTTCATGTAGTTATTTTACCTCGTTTTCATAAAAACTATGTTACAATCGGCAATAAAGCTGCAAATAATTTCAAAAGGTGTAATCAGCGACACATGCAAGACCAAAATTCACTTGATAATCAACAAGATAAACCCAATAACGACGTTGTTATTGTGCCTTTTATCGAAGAAGACATCCCATTACCTAGAAATGCTAGGGAAGCCCTACCAAGTATGACCTCGGAAGACGAAGTTATGCTGCGTGCACAAACTATTAAAGAAGTAAGTGACATTATGGGGGAAGAAATTGTGCCAAACGCAAAAAATATCAAAGAAGCCGAGGATTTAGCACGCAAAATGGTGGAAAACCCAGGTATGAAGCAGGAATACGGCATATATGCGAATGAAACCGTGGCTTACTTAGGTGGGTTAGTTGGAACATACAACCATATGATCGTGAAAGACCTAGCAGATTTGAAGTTATACGTGGTAAATAGACTTGTTGAGATTGCACAAAGCGAAAAAAGTAATCACAAGGAACAAATTACAGCATTGAGGTCTATTGGTGAAGTCGATGGTATTGATGCGTTTAAGAAGAAGACAGAAGTCATACACAAGATGGAAACCATGGAAGAAGTCGAGACCGAGTTACTATCCATGCTAAAAGAATTAAAAGCGAAGGCATTGTTAAAGCCTAAATCAGAAACGATAGATGCAGAAATTATAGAAGATGACCGAGACGAAACCGAAGATAACGAGTAAAGAAATTGGGGAGTTACAAAGTTTAATTTCAGTTGCAGAAGGTCCGCAAAAAGTTAAACTTCAAAGACTTCTTAAACTATATACGAGCAAGGTTGTCGAGAAATCGGGCAAAGAAACTTTTTTAGATTTTATTCAACATGTATACCCAGGTTACATGATAGGAGAGCACCATAGAAAACTTGCGCAGATATTTGAAGACATTGCCAACGGAGTCAAGAAAAGAGTTATTGTTAATATTGCGCCACGACACGGCAAGTCTGAGCTTATTTCATATCTCGCGCCTGCTTGGTTTCTTGGAAAGTATCCTCATAAGAAAGTTATTATGGCGTCTCATACCGCTGATCTTGCTGTTAACTTTGGTCGTCGGGTTAGAAACTTGGTGGGTTCTGACGCATACAAAGATATCTTTCCACAGGTAGAACTACAAGCTGATAGTAAATCAGCATCACGATGGGGGACAAACTTTAATGGAGAATATTTTGCAATTGGTGTGGGTGGTGCCCTCGCTGGTCGCGGGGCTGATTTGTTTATCATTGATGACCCACACTCTGAACAGGATGCTAAGCTTGGACGAGCTGATGTATTTAAGCCTGCTTGGGAGTGGTTTCAGTCTGGCCCTCTTCAACGTCTTATGCCGGGTGGCGCGATAATTGTAGTAATGACTCGGTGGTCTAAGTTAGACTTAACTGGTGAGATCGTAAACCAGATGATCAAACAAGAAGGCGTAGACGAGTGGGAGGTAGTAGAGTTTCCTGCGATCATTGAGAATAAACAAGGTGAAGAAGAATCACTTTGGCCTGACTTCTGGCCGCTGAAAGAACTCTTAGCAAAGAAAGCAGGGTTAGACGTACGGTACTGGAACGCACAATACTTACAAAATCCTGTCTCAGAAGAAGGTGCTTTAATTAAAAGAGAGTGGTGGAAGATATGGGAGCCTGAAGATCCGCCCCAATGTGAGTTCACTATTATGTCTCTAGATGCTGCACAGGAAGCTAATAACAGGGCAGACTATAACGCATTAACTGTTTGGGGAGTCTTTTTTAACGAAGAAACCAATAATTATAATATAATACTATTAAATTCAATTAAGAAAAGACTTGAGTTTCCTGAGCTTAAAGAACTTTGTATAGCCGAGTATAAGGAATGGGAACCTGATGCATTCTTAGTAGAAAAGAAATCTAACGGCGCTGCACTCTATCAAGAGTTTAGACGTATGGGTATTCCTGTTGGTGAATTCACACCAGGTAAAGGTCAAGATAAAATAAGTCGTGTAAATGCAGTGTCAGACTTGTTTAGAAGTGGTATAGTGTGGGCTCCAGACAGAAGATGGGCACATGAGGTTATTGAAGAGTGTAATGATTTTCCTAGTGGAGCGAATGACGACTTAGTTGACTCGACAACATTAGCATTAATAAGATTTAGACAAGGTGGGTTTATAAGACTACCTAGTGATGAACCTGAAGATATAGTTGGATTTAAATCAGGAAAGAATAAGTTGTATTTAGTTTAAGGATAAATTATGGCAATTAATATAGATAAAAGTGTAAGTCAAGCTCCTCAAGGTATAGAAGATTTAGCAAATGCTCAGTCAGCCCTTTCTATTCAAATCGAAGATCCAGAATCAGTCACACTAGATGACGGCAGTATGGAAATTACAATTACGCCAGGCCAAGAAGGCGACGAAGAATTTAATGCTAACTTAGCAGAAGAGTTAGACGAAGGACAACTTACAGAATTATCAGGAGACTTACTCGGTGAATTTGATGCCGACATAGCGTCTCGAAAAGATTGGCTAACAACTTATGTAGATGGCTTAGAATTACTAGGTCTTAAAGTTGAAGACCGAACAGAACCGTGGCCCGGAGCCTGCAATGTATATCATCCCTTAATGACAGAAGCGCTGGTTAAGTTCCAAGCTGAAACTATGATGGAAACATTCCCAGCAGCTGGCCCAGTTAAAACACAAATCATTGGTAAGCAAACAACCGAGAAAGAACAAGCAGCTGAACGTGTCCAAGAAGACATGAATTACCAATTGACAGACAAGATGCCTGAGTATAGACCTGAACATGAACGCATGTTATGGGGACTAGGACTAGCAGGTAACGCATTTAAAAAAGTTTACTATGATCCAAACTTAGAACGCCAAGTTTCTATGTATGTTCCTGCGGAAGATATCGTGGTTCCATATGGCGCATCTAATTTAGAAACAGCAGAACGTGTCGCACACGTCATGCGTAAAACACCAAATGAAATGCGTAAACTACAAGTAGCAGGTTTTTACCGCGATGTAGAATTAGGTGATCCGTATGCTGATGTTGATGAAGCTGAGAAAAAGATTGCAGAGAAGTTAGGCTTTAATCCGTCAGAGGATAATAGATTTAAAATCTTAGAGATGCATGTTAATCTCGATTTAGAAAACGGTGATAATGAAGATGGTATTGCGTTACCTTATGTGGTAACGATTGAAAAAGGTACAGGCACAATTCTAGCAATACGACGTAACTGGAACCCAGACGACAAGTTAAAATTAAAACGTCAACACTTCGTTCACTACGGTTACATACCAGGCTTTGGTTTCTATTGCTTTGGTTTAATCCATTTGATAGGTGCTTTCGCCAAATCAGGTACTATGATCTTACGTCAACTTGTTGACGCAGGTACCCTATCAAACTTACCAGGCGGACTTAAATCACGTGGTTTAAGAATTAAAGGCGATGATACGCCGATTGCTCCAGGTGAATTTAGAGACGTAGATGTACCAAGTGGTGCTATTCGCGACAATATTTTAATGCTGCCTTACAAAGAACCTTCACAAGTATTACAAGGTTTAATGAATCAGATTATCGAAGAAGGCCGTGCGTTTGCTAATGCAGACGGATTAAAAGTTTCAGATATGTCCGCCAACGCTCCAGTCGGTACTACATTAGCTATTCTTGAAAGAACATTGAAAGTAATGTCAGCTGTACAAGCTCGTATTTACTATGCAATGAAACAAGAATTTAAACTTCTTAAAATCATTATTCGTGATTACACCCCACCAGAATATAATTATGATCCTGAAATAGGTGATAGACGTGCTAAACAATCTGACTACGATAATGTAGATGTGATCCCAGTATCAGATCCGAATGCGGCAACCATGTCGCAAAAAGTTGTTCAGTATCAAGCTGTTATGCAAATGGCACAACAATATCCACAGATTTATGACTTACCAGAACTTAATAAACAAATGCTTGAAGTATTAGGCATTAAAAATATTGGTAAGCTCATTCCTAGTGCGGAAGAACAAACTCCGAAAGATCCAGTTGCAGAAAATATGGCGATTATTAATTGTAAGCCTGTTAGAGCGTTTGCTTATCAAGATCATCAAGCACATATTCAAGTACATATGAGTGCTATGCAAGATCCTAAAATTCAGCAAATGATCGGACAAAATCCTCAAGCACAAACTATTCAAGCTGCAGCGTTAGCACATATTAATGAGCACGTTGCATTCGAGTATAGAAAACAAATCGAAGAACAATTGGGTGTACCACTACCTGATTTAGATGAGGTGTTACCAGAAGATGTTGAAGTTGAAATTTCTAAACTTATGGCTTCAGCTGCGCAAAAACTTTTAGCTAAAGACCAAGGTGAAGCTCAGCAACAACAAATTCAACAACAACAACAAGATCCAATCATTCAAATGCAACAACAAGAGTTAGCAATTAAGCAACAAGAGTCACAAGCTAAAGCTCAAAAAATGATGGCAGATACTCAGATAGATCAACAAAGACTTCAACTTGAAGGCGCTAAACTTGAAATAGAAAAAGCAAGAATAGATTCTCAAGAAAGAATTGCCGGGGCTACATTAGGTGCGCAATCTGTAAAAAACAGTAAAGACCTTGAAGCTAAACAATTTGTTGACGGTACTAAATTAGGTATCCAAGCAGTTAAAGATAATAACGAGCAAGACTTACGTAAAGAACAAATGCACTTACAACACCATGCTCAAATAGAACAAGTTCAAGTTCAAAAAGAAGCGATGCAAAGGAATCAACCAAAACCTAAGGAGTAACACATGGACACAACGCTAAAACTATTATTGTCTCGAATAGATGATCAGCGCAGAACAGTACTACTAAATTTAGGAGACGGAGCGGCAAAGGATTTTGCTTCGTACCAAAATATGACCGGATATATTCGAGGTTTATCCGTAGCAGAAAGTTTGATTAAAGACCTCGCACAAAAGATGGAGACATACAATGAGTGATCAAATACTCACAATGAATAAGAGTTTGGTAGATGCAGCTGGTCGACCGATTATTATTCCTACAGTTAATGAAGTAGATGCAGAAGACATACCCATTGGAGAACGTGGTTTACAGTTACCGGATCCTAAAGGATATAAAATACTTTGCGCGATTCCAGAAGCTGAAGAAACATACAAAGGCGGTATTGTTAAAGCTGCAGGAGCTAAGACAATTGAAGAACATTCTACTGTTGTATTATTTGTAGTTAAAGTAGGAGATTTGGCTTATAAGGATGCAACACGATTCCCTACAGGTCCATGGTGTAAAGAAGGTGATTTTGTTTTAACGCGTGCATACGCAGGCACAAGATTTAAAATTCACGGAAGAGAATTCCGCATTATTAACGACGACACAGTTGAGGGGGTTGTAGAAGATCCTCGTGGCTATACTCGCGCATAAGGAGAATTAAATGGTTACCGAAACAAAAGACGGCATTGTCTTTGAATATCCAGACGATGATGAAGTTCCAGGTACTACAGGTAATAAAGTAGCTGACGAAAAAGAAGTTGATTTAAGCCCTAAAGAAGCTGAACCTAGAAATGAAGTTAAGGTAGAAGCTAAAGTTAAAGATAGTGATATTGATCTTGAAATAGAAGACGATACACCCCCGCAAGATAAAGGGCGAGATCCTTTACCAAATGAAGTAGTACAAGAATTAGAAAAAGATACGCTTGATGATTACTCTGACAGAGTTAAACAACGTATGGCGCAGCTTAAAAAAGTTTGGCATGACGAAAGACGTGCTAAAGAATCTGCGGATCGTGAAAGACATGAAGCAATTAAATTTGCCCAACAAATCTCAGAAGAAAATAAAAAGTTAAAAACAACTTTAAATTCTGGGGAAGCAGCGTATATAGAAACTTTAAAAAATTCTATAGAACAACAACTTACTTTAGCTAAGCGAGACTACAGAGAAGCTTATGATTCAGGAGAAACTGATAAGATCATAGATGCGCAACAAAGAATGAATGATGCCCAGTTTAGATTGTCTCAAGCTAATAGTTATGTAACTCAATATGAAAAGCCTTTACAGGACGACAAAAATGAGGTATATATACCACAATTACAAACACAACCTCAAACACAGGCTTTTAAACCAGATTCTAAAGCACTTGCTTGGCAAGATAAGAATGATTGGTTTGGTACTGATGAGGAAATGACAAGCCTAGCATTAGGTTTACATGAGAAATTAGTTAGAGGTGGCATAGATCCCACATCTGACGAATATTATCGTCGTATTGACAGTACGATGCAGAAACGATTCCCAGAAATGTTTGGGGATGCAACGCTAGACGAGGAAACACCCGCCCAGCGCAAACCTTCGACTGTAGTTGCCCCGGCAACGCGTAGCACCGCGCCTAAAAAAGTGCGTCTGACGAAGACACAAGTAGCGTTAGCCAAGAAATTTGGTCTAACACCGGAGCAATATGCAAGAGAAACTTTAAAATTGGAGAACGCAAATGGATAATACAAACAGACAAGATCGTGAAATAGATACAAGAGATGACTTTCAACGTGCAGATAGCTGGAAACCTGCCTCACTATTACCTGAATTTAAAAAGGTACCTGGTTGGGCATACCGTTGGGTTAGAACTAGTCTTTTAAACGAAGCTGATAATCTAAATGTTTCTTCAAAAATGCGTGAAGGCTGGGAACCCGTTAAATTAGCGGACCACCCTGAAATGAGAATAATGGTTGACCAAAACGCTCGGTTCAAAGACGGAGTTGAAATTGGTGGACTATTATTATGCAAGATACCCGAAGAGTTCGTTGCACAACGTAAGGCACACTATGAAAACATAGCAAGACAACAAGCCGATGCAGTTGACAACAGCTTTATGAAACAGAATGATCCTCGTATGCCTCTCTTTGCAGAGTCAAAATCTACGACTTCATTCGGTAAAGGTAATAAATAATATAAATTAAAGGAGATTACTATGTCATATCCAACAGTAACCGCTCCCTACGGACTAAGACCAATCAACCGTTTCGACGGCATGCCATATGCAGGTGCTACTAATCAGTACCCTGTAACATCTGGTCAAGCT